AGCGCCCCAGGCGCTTGAGGATCGGCACATCCTCAGGCAACGGCGGCAGATAGCGGCCCTTGAGGTGCCAGGCGCTGAGCATCGTGTACGGCGCACGCATATCTACAGGGCCCTGGTCGAGATATTCCACGCCATCACGAAACACCTGGCGCGTGTCATAGGCGCGGTAGAGATCAGCGCCCTTATAGGTCCACCGCTCAACCCTAACCTCGGTGCTGCGGCCGTAGTAGACGTTAGCGATATGGACCTTGGGGAGGCCAATGCCCATCACCTTGAATCGGTCCATACGACGGCACACAACCAGATGCTCGCAGAGCGATCGGACGATCTGGGCGTCACAGCTCTCGACGTCCTGAATCAGAAACATGACGTCCCAACGATGCTTTCGGGCGTGAAGGAACCAGTCGATGAGCTTGCGGCGCTCCTTGTCGTTCCACTCGCGGCTGTTGAGCCAGGTACCGCACTCATCAAGCACGATCAGGCCATAACGAGACTCGTCGTTATCGCGCGGATCGTCGGAGAGATAGCCATCACCGAGGGCATCCAGATCGGACGCCCTGGGCTTGTCAGGCAGCCGGATCGCCGATTCTTTGCAGTACGAAAACATCTCGTCGAGGTAAAGATCGAGATTGGTCGCCACCCGGCGTCCAGCGGAGAGGTAATCGCGGATTTTCGAGACACACGCGAGAGACTTTCCAGAACCGAGTTTGCCGGTAACGAAGTAGACAGCCATAACAGGACTCCTGGGAGAAAGTCCCCTGCCCCGGCCCCCTCAGGGGGCCACGGCAGGGGAAAGCTCAGATACGCGCTTTGACGGACGCGGCATGAATGCCGGTGACATAGAGCCAGCAAGCGGCGCGGGTGGCAGCGATTGCCGCGATGCACGCTCCGGTGACCGACGGGAGGATGCCCAACCCGGTCTCAACCACGGGATGGATTCCACCAGCGAGAGACACGAGCCCGTCAAGCAAGCCATTGACGGTCGCCGTGACGGTAGCCAGCAGAGATATCCAAACCGCAATAAGCGCGAGCCGTATGCCGTATTTGGCACCGAGTTTCGCAACAACGAACTGAGCGAAATAGGCAAAGATGCTGAGCAGGAATTGAGCTAGAGCCGCCATTACATAGGCCTCGCTTTAGTTACGGCCTCAGACCAGAGAGACCGGCAGTAATGCCACGTAAACATGACGAAGATGAATGCAAGAACAGGCCGAACCCAATCATTGATGAGAGGGCAATAGTTGGTGGACCACGAACCAATGACCGGCAACTGAGCATGAATCTCAGAACATCCGCCACCAAACGAATACCAAGACGAATAACCTATAGGAGACGTTACACCAGGGGGCGCAGCAACGTCGGTCTTTATCGTTTCGAGCTTGTCGATATACGGCTTATAAAGATCAGTGACCTCGGGCATTTCCTCCTGCTGTTCTTCTTGCTCTTCGGTAACTTCCTCGGGGTCCGTTTTTGTTTCGGTCTCAGTTGTGCCGTCGGGGTTGGTTTTCGTGACAGTCGACGTTTTGCGATAGTCGTAATAGTTGTCCCCGTATGTGATATCGATTTTGGTGTTATTTGTCGTGCTAGTGGTTCCACCGGGACCAGTCGTGCTAGTAGTCGGCCCCTTTTCCGTGACTGTTGATGGACCCTCAAGCTGCGTTGACGTGCGCAACTCCTCATAACACGACTCAGGAGCGAGAGAGCCCTCGCAGTGGTCGCGGAGGCGATCCTTGAGCCATTCACTGTCCTTTGCTGCGGCTGCGGCTTCCATGATGTCGAAATCAGCATCGGTCGCAGCGCGATAACCACCCGCAGCCTCACACGCACCGGTAGAACTGTTATAGGTAGAACCCGCAGGGCACGAGTCGCCATAACGCTGAATAGAGACCCTGGATTCATAGCCATCAGATTCACGTTTCGCAATACAACGATACTGAATATCGGAAACGCGCTCCAGGCGATCATAGACATAGTTATATCGCCAGCCCGCTGCAGCAATCTGAGAGCAAACCTCGACAGGTGTTAAGCCGGTATAGAAACTGGATGTACCGTTCGCACCAATATGGGCCGTTGTATTTTTCCAATAATAACCGCCCGGAACAGGACTGCCCGAGGCTGGAACTTTAACTTGCCCATCGTCAATAATTCCGTCAACCGCATCGAGCATATATTGCAGACCAATACTTAGTCCGACACCAACTACACCGCCACGCAAGGACCCAGACATGCCCTTTATAGTGCGAGGAATCGAATAATCGTATTTCGGCTTAATAGGCAACTTCGTGCCCTTGGAGCCGCCGCCGTAGGACGACGGGATATATTCACCGTCCAGGGGCTGCCCGGTGATGATCAACGAGTCACCGGACTTAGCAGCGCTACCGCTGCCAACTACCGAACCGTTGGACGGCAGCGAAACATATTTGCGAGTGGCGGCGTTCGCATTACCGACCGCGCAAATAAAAAGGGCGACCGAAGTCGCCAGTACCAGGGCCGCCCTTTTCATTACTTGGCCCCTTTCTTGATCCACTTCTTGACGAGGGTCATGCCCACGTCCGGTGCCAGCGAAGCGGTCAGCAGGGCGAAGCCTGCGGCGATGGCCAGACCGATATAAGTCAGGATGGTGGTCTGAGCTTCGGTGATGCCGGCTTCGACCTCACCAGCAGCGAAGGCCATCGGGGATGCTGCGACGCCAACGAGCAGAGCGGTTTTCGCAACGCGCTTGGCGAGTTCTTTTTTCGACTGATACATGGTGTTGCTCCTTGCGAGAGTTATCGGGCGCCCTTGCTCATCAGTCGGATGACTGTTCGCTTGAGCCGTCCCATGCCATAGCCGGTGAACCAGCAAACAACGCAGGCCCCGGCAACTTGCACAGCGAGAGCGACGCTCATAACGAGGCCCCCGCCGTGAATCCGTGCCCAAAGCAACCGACCATTGCGACGGCCGCAATCAGGAAGTACAGGTCGCTAAGGGTGATTTCCATTACGCACCTACCGCCTGAGGCTTGGCTGCGGGCTGCTGAGCAGCAACGCGACGCGACTGGCGGGGGTCGATGTTGAACTGGACGCGACCGTCCTTGATCTCGCCAGTGACGTCGCATTCGTACTCACCAGCAGGCAGAACTTCGTTCTGAGCGCGGCAGTAGTAGGAGAACTTTTGCGGGTAGTCACAGCCGGGCAGATGGGCGTATGCCTCAGCCATGGTGTAGTTGTTGCCCTTGCCAGAGGTGCCGGAGCGCGAGGTGCAGTTGGGGGTGACGGTGATACGAAGTTTCATGGTGTTCTCCAGAGGTCAGAAGCCGAACAGATCGGCAACGCAGGGGGTGCCACGCTCTTGGCGTTCCAAGAACCATTGGCGTTCGGGCTTGGTGCCCTGGGACTGGCGAGCTTCGAGCGCTGCCAGGGTTTCGGTTACTTGCTGCTGCAGGACCGGATTAACGAATGCCCGGGCCTGCTGTTGCTCTTGAAGACGACGGCGCTGGCCGCTGGTGAGTTGGGTGCCCTGAAAACTCACTGTGCGCATGACTGGATAACCGTCTCGAAAGACTGCTGAAATGCACGAATAAAAGATTCGGTGGAAATGGTCTCGCCGTAAGTAACAAGCAAAAGCGAGAAGGCAGCACCGATGAAAAAGGAGAAGATATATCCGTAGTTCATGGCCGAAACTCCAGGCGGACCAGATAGAGCGCGATAGCTCCACCGGCGAGCGTGGCGATCAGAGATGCGGTCGCGGCGATCACTTGGCACCTCGACGCTTCGGCGATGTTTCAACACGAACGCAACGCGCGAACTCGGCCTCGGTGAAGTCGGCCCAGTCAGCTGGCGTGTGATGGATGCCGGCTTGCTTGCTGTACGCCTTAATCAGGCGATCGCGGTTTGCGCCTTTCCACAGCAGGAACGCGTTCATGCTGCCACCTGCAAATGATTCGGACGCTGATACCAGCTCGGGATTGCAAGCACGGTGGACTTGGTGATCTCGCGGGCCTGACGAACGAAGACAGGCGCGAAGCGGGAGGTGTCGCAGGCGTTACGAATGTTGATGCCGATTCGGTTGAGGCGCGCGGCATGCTGTTGGACGGCAGACTTGTTGAAATCGAACTGCTGGCCGTGCATCCACTGAATCGCATACATGGCGGTGGTATTTGCTGCACGGGTGGTATCTACGATCTGCTCAGCCAAGAGCTGTTCGGATATGGAAACGATGTCCATGGCGGTCACCTTCAGTCGCTCGTCAATTCTCAAAAACTCGTCGTGGAGTTCGGCAAAACGCCGTTCGTCAAAGAGGCCCCAATAGACCAAGCATTCGCGCTGCAAAAATTCGTTTTTCAGCTCCTGCTCCATGCGAACCACGCCATGAAGCGCGCAGTAGTCGCGGACGCGCTGCACGTACAGGAACTCGGGGGATTCATCGCCGTACAGGCGCTTGATCTTCGGAAGAAGGTTCTCATCCAGCTCAAAAGCCTTGTCGTAGGCCTTGCGGTACTGGAGGCGCCCGCCTTTGCCGTTGCCCTTCGGGGTCCACGCGACGGTGCGACCGTTGGGGTACAGGAAGCCGATGCTATGCCCAATGCGCTGGGAGGAAACGCCACGAAGGTAGGCCAGAACGTTGCCCTCTCCTACCGAAACGTTGGTGGTGAGGTCGATGCGCTCAATCTTAGCGCCGTCTGCCACGCGATCACCGGTCTTTGCACCTGATGCGCCGTCGCGCAGATCAACACGGGTGCAGCGGGTGAAGCCCGGAAGGCCGTACTCAGCCAGAAGCTGGTTGTAAACCGAAACGCACTGCTCGATGGTCGAGAAGCCGAACAGGTTGTCCAGCCGCCCTACCCGGCTTGGGTTGCCTTCGACGCGGACTTTCCGACCCTGCACATGGATCGTCACCGACGTGGAATAGCTGGCCTCATGCTTGAATCGAGGCTGGCGGGTGGAGAGCACTTCGTTGGTGTTCGTGTCGATTGTGATGGTCATGACGTCGCACACGACCGGGAGATCGTGTGCGTGCTCCTGTGACATCGTAAGCCAATCGATAAACATCCCTGCTCCCCTTATTGCATGCATGCATGCAAATCACATTGAGGCGGAATGTATACGGATGAACTTGCATGCGTCAACACAAATCACATGCATGCACGTATGCTGATTGACGGGTGTCAATATGGACCAATTGAAAATGCCAGCAACGATCCGCCTTACGAACGCCGAGCAAGAGGCGATCCGGCAAAAATGCATAGAAATCAACAAGTTACTCGTAAAGCGCGGCATGCCACCGATGCGGGATAGCGAGCTTGTGCACAAAATCATAGAAAAATCAGTGCCTTGCGTGCAGATCAATGCATCTGGCGACGTGGTAATCGAGACCGAGTGACCCCGGGAATCCGGGGTAAAGTGGGGGTGTAACAGCACCCCCACCGCCGACGAGCTGAAACCGCGGAACTGCCGTGACCTGACCATCGGCACCGCTGACGGTCCGGGAGAGCGGCAAAGAGACGCCCAGGAGCGGTTCATTTGGGCAAATCAGAGCGCGGGTTAAATCGGTAGCGGGACAGTGGGACGAAGATCGCGAGAAGCCTCCAGAGGGCCGTAAAGGCCGCTGGGGGCTTTTTTGTGGGTCGATGGTTGCGGCCCCTTCGGGGGTATCGTCGCAGGCGCTATGCAGCACGGCGGGAGGCCATGCAGGCGACTAATATGCCGCAAGCGGCATGGTCGAGGTCACATCATTTTCGTTATGTAACGCTATCTATCGTGCGAGCCAGCGCGATTGAAACATTCAATGGATTTCCGTTACGTAACGATTGCATATTTATCGTTACGTAACTATAATTACTCCATACCTAACCGGAATGGAGTAACCGAAATGATCAAGACCCTCTACAAGATTCCAGCGCCGGATTCCGTGGGCGCACAAATCGAGGTGTACGGCGAGCCGGAAAATGCCTGGTACGAATGGCGCATCATCGACGGCGGGCAAACCGTGCGGGACACCGGCACGGAAGGCCACTACGCATTTCAGGGACGCCAGTACGGGCAGGCGGAGATTGCCCTACGTGATGCGCTCATGTTCGCCTCTGGCCTGCCCATCGACGGCGACACGCCGACCGATGCCGCAAACTGCTGAGGTCCTACCACTGAACGAGCAGCCGGCCACAAGGGCGAGGCAAACAAGGAGAGACAACATGGCAATCACCAAAATCATCATTACCAGCGGAAACCCTGAGATTGGCGCAAATGCTACCGAGCAGGATCAAGCCGAATGGCGTGATGCGGCAGCACAAGCGCTGGCAAAGGCATACCCGAACGCCGAAATTGAAATCGGCCGCACCGACAGCATGAACAGCACACTGCGCCTGGAAGGCGATGACGAGGACGAAGAAGACAGGCGCGACAGCCTGGCATATCAAGAAGCCATGCAGATCCTAGAACGTATGTGGTAAGGCGTGACGAAAGTGGCCACATCAAATCCCGCGCCACATGCGCGGGATGCGGAGGAAAAGAAATGATCGACCCAGCAGACCGCCAGACCAAACCCGTACCACTGGACGAGCAGCCGGCCAAGCCGCGCCGTGGTCGACCAGCAACCGGCCAGGCGCTGAGCAACGCCGAGCGGCAACGGCTCTACCGTGAACGCCAGAAAGCGCAACGTAACGAAAAATCGGACAAGCACCCAGTGCCATACGAAGAAGTAGTTGCCATTGCCCAGGAGCTGGCGGAGCGCTGCAAAGCAGCAGAAAAGCGAGTTAGACAGCTGGAGAAGCTATTAACGCAACGTAACGAAAAGCCAAGCCGACTAAACGAAGGCATGCAGAAAATCATCAGGGACGTGCACGAGGTCGCAGACGCGATTAAGGGCAGCACCTGGCGGATACAGCGGAAAGCACGGGCTAACGGTAAGTGGGCGACATTGAAGGGTAGCTACTGGAACGAAGCGCAGGCAGAGGACGCACTAGCGGATTTGCCGAACAAAAAAGGCTCCTGGTGGCGAATTGTAGAGGTGAAATCAAAGGTCGAGGATTAAACGGCAAAGGGCTTGCAACTCGCACAGACGGGCGTCCAGAGCGGCGCTCTCCTGGTCGAGCTGGTGGCATCGCTTGCGCAACTCACGTACCTCGGCCACCAGTCGCGGATAGTCGTCGAGGATCCACAAGACCGCATCAGAACCCTTGCGCCCTGGGGCGTAGAGTTCAGCGGTCTTGATGACATGGGGTTCGAGATCGACAGCGCAGCGCATAATCAACGTTACATTAAATCGGCCCCGGAGCTTATAGCATTGTCCGGAGCCGATTAAACGTAACGTCACCGATTATGCGAAGCGCCCCAATCAAACAGGCGGGTACTCAGGCGAATAAGCGATGCGCAGCAGCTCGGCGCGCCGGTCACGCTCGGCCCTGATGCGCTGAGCCTGCTCGTCGAGCCACTGGCGGCGAAACGCGTGCCGACGGCAACCCTTCGGATCAACGAGCATCCAGCAAAGAATCAGAGGGCCTACGGACAGTTTCAGCAGAAAGCGCCCCAGGCGCTTGAGGATCGGCACATCCTCAGGCAACGGCGGCAGATAGCGGCCCTTGAGGTGCCAGGCGCTGAGCATCGTGTACGGCGCACGCATATCTACAGGGCCCTGGTCGAGATATTC